GTCAAAGTGGTTAGTCCAGTACCGCCTTGGTCAACACCCAGCGTTCCGGTAGACACCAAGTTTTTACTGCCGTTGGTAAATACAGGCTTGCTGGCTGTCAGTGAAGAATCAATGAAATCATTAGCCGTCAGCGTTGTACCGTCAAAGGTCAGGTTAGCAGAAGCGCCAAAAGCACCTGCGTTGTTAAACTGAACCTGAGTCGTAGAGCCAGCCGCAGAGCCACCGCCTACATTCACAAAGTCAGAGCCGTTCCAAGCAATGATTGCCCGTGTGCCTGCCGCTACAGTTACACCAGTCGTGGGGGATGTCGGGCCACCACGAACCGTGACAGCAAAACCGCCAGACGTATCGTTGATAACAACGTAGGTCTTAGACTGCTTGGGGGTGTTGATAAAACGAAGTGCTGTACGTGCGCCCGTGCACAGGAGAACTGCGTACTGGGAGCTATTAGCTGTCAGACCTGTACTTGCAGCAGTGCCGGTTGTAAGGGTTAGCGTAATGTCTGCGTCTGTTGAAACTGTCTGAGTACCTGCAACGGCAACGTCAACAATTTGGGAAATGGCGTTATTGACTGTGTCGCCCCAAGTACCAGATAAGGTACCCGTGGTCGGTAGCGTCAAGCCAATTAGCGATGTATTTGCCATTTATAGCTCCTACTGAGTAGAAATTTGTGTCCAACCGGGCGATTCCGTTGTATCAACAGCAGCCCAGCCCGGCGTTTGAGGATTGCTGATATTCTGCCATGTAACGCCTTGCGTGTCATCAATAATTTCCCACAAGAATCGTCCACCATTTGTTTCTGTTATAGCCATCGTTTCCGTCCGGCTTACTTGGTAGTTCGCACCACCAGTATTCGTATCCATGATCGCCGCAGTTTCAGTCAAAAACTCTTGGTAATACGTACCTACTGTCGTTCCTTCTGCAATACCCATCGACTCTGTGATGGTCATAATCAGCACAGCCACCTGTGCTTCTGCTATTGCAATCGACTCCGATATATTACCCAAGAATGTAGCAACTGCTGTCTCTACATCCGCGATCCCAACTGACTCTGACACACTCTCGTTGTAACTTGTCTGCGCGGCTTCATCATCTGTTATGGCCTGAGACTCTGCTACGCTTTCGTTGTAGCTGGTTATTGCCTCATTCGTATCAGCAATAGCCATTGTCTCAGTCACAGAACCCGCAAATCCCGCTACAACAGACTGGTCTTCAGCTATGGCGGCAGATTCATCTACTGCCACATTCATCGTCAAAGCTACAGTCTGAATATCCTGAATGCCTGATGTGCCACTCCACGACCCAGAACCCCAAGCATCTTGACCCCAAGCCGTCCCGCCAGTCAAAGACTCCGTAATACTTACTTCAATCAACAACCCAGCCGCAGGTGAATCAGCAAGTAGGGCAGTTTCTGTAACGCTGACAGGGAAAGTTTCTCCCCCGCCCCATGCGTTCTCACCCCATGTGCCGTCACCCCAAGCTAACGCCATATCAAGTCAATGTTAATGTGTACGTTACTGCAATTGTGTCGCCGTTAACAACAGCTTTAGAACTAGAGAAATCGCCAGCAGAGAACAATGTGCCAGTGGTTGAGTCTTTAGTTGCGCTACCGCCAATGTTAATGAAGCAACCCGCCACTGTACCTGTGCCTGTCATGGAGAATGACACAGCCGAAGATGTAGCCTTGCTAGATGCGGCAGCGGCGCTGAAAGATGGTGTAGGACGGTTTCCTGAGTATGTAGGCTGATTAGTACCGCCCACTTCCAGCCAGCTTCCGTGAATAGCCTGTGTATCAGCGGCTATGGCTGTACCTACACCTTTTAAACCCATCACAACTGCGCCAGCGGCTGAGTTACCAAGGATAGTGTCCAAGGTCAAGTTCTTGCCAACAGTCACAACCAAGTTCTGAATGGGTTCGTCCCACTTGATAAAGCCATCCGCGCTGTAGCAAACAGCATGGTAGTAACCCTCGATAGCCATTTGTTCCGACGGCGTAGTGTTGTATTTAGTAACTGCGGCTACTTGGTCGGTAGCGGTCATTTTGTCCAAGCTCATGGGGGGCTCCTTATGCAATGCGAAGAATCGCGGTACTGTACGTAGATGTGGGGAACTGCACAACAAACGAGTTGGCAGACGTTTTATCTGAACCAAAGTCCAAGACACAAATAGAAGCGGTGTTGCCGCCACCCAAGTCTTTGTAGATCAAAGCACCACGGGCGGTGATTGCACCTGTCCAAGTCACGTTGGCAAACGACCAAAAAGCCGCAGCCGTAGAACCTGTCTGGTTACCTAATGTTGGGACTTGGGTGATTGTCAGGGTTGAACCGCCAGCCGCGTAGCTCCCACCAGACGCCTCACCAGAAGTTGTATACGCCGTGGTGTCAGGGCCAAGATTAGCCGCGCCTGTGTATAGCGCTATCTTGTACGAAGTGTCGCCCGTATTGCTAAAACTGAACGAGCCATTGGCCAGTCCAGTCTTAAACGTATTGGTCGCGCCTTGGGTCAATGACATATCAGGTTACTTTCTGACGGAACTGACCAGAGCGATAAGCGTCTTGACGCTCCATACCATCGCCCAAACGTTTTGCCAGCGCCATTGCTTCCATGTACTTCTGGTTGTAAAGCTGCATCATGTCGGTTTCACCCTTCATGTACGTGTAAGCCTCGACCAACGAGCCGTACAACAGCACAGAGTCAAAGTTGTCGCCAAGCCACGTTGTACCAGCAGTCACAATAGACTCAGGGTAGTAATAATAGTGCAACTCGACAGTGTAGTTGGCATCAGGTGTTGGGCCAAGGATAAAAGACAACTCAGCGGCGTTGGTGGACTGTGGGCCAAACAACGCATAGTATCTTGGGATCGCCGTATCCGTTGGTTGTGGGTATGCCTGACGAATAAAATTAACGTCTTTGTTTAGCAAGTACTCATACGAACCGGTAGCGTCGATGACTGCCAAAGAATACACCGCTAAAAAGTCATTGGGGCAAGCCAAATACTTGTTATTGAGTGTAGTAATCCCCGTCACATTCTTACGAATAGACGGGAACTGGACGTTGTTGTAAATACGCTGCTCAGCCTGCTGAACGAACACGGGTATCTCAGCGATAAAATCCGCTTCGGTGTTCTCCGTGTACGCCTGAATGTTAGCGCTGAGTGCGGCGTAATTCATGCCATTGGGCCTCTTGCCATCACACCTTTAGTCGCAGCGCCTGTGCCGCGAATCTTGATGCCAGATGTTTTAGTGCCGGGGTAAGGGTTGCTACGCTCGTTGGCCAACGACATGTTGGCTTTCAAAGCTTCCTTAACAGGCATTTGACCAACAATAACTGTTGGTTCTTTCTTGGGTTGTCTGTATGTAGCCATGATTAACCTCCACGACCAACAGAACGCTGGTTCATGATCTTAGCCATGTTGCGGCCATACTTGAGCATATCGCTGTTAGTCTTGCCGCCAGCCTTCATTTTTGTCATGGGCTTGCCGGGGTGCATAGCTTTTTCGTGCTTGTGCACAGCCTTGGCTGCGGTCTTTTTGTCTTGGGCTAAATCTTTCTTGTCCATGTTCGACTCCTTATGTCGTTGCAACTGTTACTGTACCAACTTCTACGTTCAAAACCAAGTAATTTGGCGTCAAAACTTCATCAAAATTACTCGACCCACCAACAGGGTTCCAGCCCCACTGATAGACCCTACTACCTTCAGACGGTAACCCCGCCGCATTTTGCGCAGAACTGTTGGTCAAAACAATCTGCAAGCCTGTGTTACCAGACTGGTAGTAGCTCAAGTCGGGACGCGGATCGCGCACCCCCTGTGGGTCATCCACTGGGTACATGCCCAACTGCAACTGCGGCTGATCGGGATCCCAACAAATATTGCAGACCAAGAGATTGTAGTTCTTAGTCTTGATAATTTCTTTACGTAATTCGTGCAGCTTAAAACGAAACCCACAGCGGTCACATTCCGCAATGGAGTTCTTGCCGGACGAAAACCGATTGGCCATTTACGTACCGCTTCCAATGTACATCTGACGAGGCACAAACCTCACGGCTGCTTTCTCTTGGTCTTCACCTGCGGCGCGATCCCAAGCCTCGTCATACTGTTGTTTCAGCACGTCCAAACGCTGTAGTCCTTCGGGGACTTTGAGCGCAATGTAGTAAGCCAGACCTGCGGCCAAGCAGGGCACAAAACGGAATGGCACATCCATGGTCTTAGTGCCGCCACCAGCGTCTTGAATACGGCGCATGCGCCAGTACACAAACTGGTACGTAGTTCCCGCATTGGGAGTTGGCCACACAGTGATGCTGTTCTTTTGAACCAAGCTAATAGCTGTGCCTGCGGTTAGCGTAGCAGCAGTCGTGCCGTCTTGTCCACGGCAGCAGTTGAGCAAGTATGCGGGCGTAGCGCCGTCTGCTGGAGTTGTCTCGTTGTATGCAATTAACTCTGTCCCAATGGTAATAAAACCTGCTGTTGGCACATTTACCAACGATGTGATTGGGATGGTTGTTGCTGTGGCAGAAGTCGTTGCCTGCACAGTTCCCGGCAAAACGCTGGAGTTACCCGTCAAGCGCTGTACCCAAACTTGGATAGGACGCGCTTGGATCAATTTATTTGGGATGGTGGCATACGTGGGCATGCTGATCCGCGTAATCGTCAGGTCGGCCTGATTATTGGCTACGTTGGCGTTTGTTCTGATGACGTGGTCAAGCAAGTCAACGGTGTCATCAGGAAGTGCGTAAGTGGGTTGTCCCGTAGCCAATATGATGGTGTTCTGCTCAAACGTCCACATGTTTACGCCACGATTAGCCCAGTCTGCAAAGAGCAGGTTGAGTGACCGCCTAGCCGTGCGCAGGTCGTAACCCGTGCGAAGCTCAGAACCCGCCCGTTCAAACGCTTCCTCGACCATGTCATTGAGGTCAAGGTTAAACGAGGTGAGTCCTGAAGTAGTCATCTAAATCCTGCCGTTTTCTTTGCAATCGTCTTTGGTTGCTTTACGAATTGTTGTCCGGCTTTTTTGCCCGCACGTTTCGCACGCGTTGTCGCAGCGTACTCAGCAGGGCTGAGACTTTTAATCGCAGCACTAGGAAGGTATCGCTCGCCCGTGTCAGAAGATTTTTTACCACTTTTGGTTCTCCATTTCTGGTCGCCCCAGTCCTTCAATGATTTCTGAGGCGCTTTCAATCTCGGTAACCCCCGCCTGCCGCCTTGTACTTCTTGGCAACAAGCTGAGCTTTACGAGCCGACCACTGACCTGCACCCGTACCTTGCGTAGCTGCGGCTTTTACCTGCGACACAATCCGCTTGCGCAGACTAGGATTTGTGTAATTGCCAGCGGCATTTACCTTCCCACCCTCTTTGTACTGGGTGAAGTCGGTGTCATCACGGCGAGCCTTACGCTTGCCCGTGGGCATTTTAGAGGGGGAAATATCCCCCATCCCGCGACTCGCCATCATGGTTTTAGCAGGCTTTGCCGCCGTAGTTCATTTTCTTCATGCCGCCAGCTTTCATGCCAAGAGGCTTGCCGCCCTTCATGGAAATCATTGTGCCCTTGGTCTTACCTTTGGAAGCAATACCGTCTTTGCTAGGGGCTGCTGTGCGAACTTTACCCATTTTGGCAGTTGTGATGCCGTTGCCTGAACTTTTAGCCATGATTTTTCCACCTTCTTTAAAAAAAGCCGTTTTCCCGTGATCGGTTTTAGGCTTGTTCACCTTCTGAATATCCGCACGGCTTACGCCGCCGGAGCGAAACTTCTTACCTTTGTCAGCGTCAGTAAACTCTTTTCCAACGCTTTGCGGTATTCCAACCTTCTTGGCAAAAGCGGGGTTATTCGCAATTGCGGCCATGAAGTTGTGTTGCTTTTTACTCGTCGACGGCATTTGCAGCCTTCTTTCGGTTAGTTATTTCACGAACGGTATCAGACTCCCAGATACGAAGACCGAGGTAGATGATCGTGAACAAGGAAGCCAAAGGTGGAAGCCACGTAGCCATAACACCAACAGTTGTTAAAACTGCTGCGCCATCGGCAACTGCTTTAGCTGTGTCGTGTTGAGTCATACCATCCGCCCTTTTGTCTTGCCTTTTGTAGCGCAACCATCGGCTGCGTTTACATATCCGCCATCTTTGCAGTTCCACGCCCTCAAAGACTTATTTCTCCGTGAATCCGGGTCGTTGGCCGTCTTGGCAGAGGTCAACTTCTTCTTCATACCACTCATCCTTGCACAGAAGGAGTCGCGCCGTGAGCCGCCCTCTGGTTGAGGACGTTTCAGCCCCGGCTTGCC